ATTATAAAATAGATTATTAAGTAAATAAGATTTACCACTTCTTCTTATTCCTGTAATAATCTTAATGAACCCATTGTCTTTTTTTCGTATTAATTTATCTAAATAATAATCACGCTTTATTTCCATACGTCTACACCTCTATCTATTTAGAATTTTTTCCATTTTGGAACTTAATCTAAGTATATTATAAAGTGTAAAATTATATAATTCAAACCTATTTAGAAATAATTCCATATCGGACATATTTTTTAATTAGGTTTTTTACTTTTTGAACACCAATTCTTAAAAACATATAATTATCTAGTTTAAAATTCACAAACCTATTGATTTTAATCCTTTTAAAGCCCCTTTATTCAATGTTTTTTGACAACAACGCAACTGCCTCGATGTAATTTACATACTTTTGTTCTCAACCCATCAGAACCTTTAATACCTATAAATATATTAGCTTTGCGATTTCTTTATTCATCTTGTTGCCTTTTCTATGTAATTTTATTATACCATTACAGGCATATTTATTTAATAATTCTTAAGGATTTGCATTATCGAATAGATAACTTTTACCATTTGGGCTAAAGCTCAATATGCGGTTCTTAATCGGATGATATAAAATAGGAAATATTAGTACAAAAAAATGGATTACAGCCCTCATCAATTGAAGACTATAATCCATTCATTATTTGAGCGTATCGAATATCGTGACGATCACGAAGTATATGTTGAACTTCGAGATGTAGACGAGAGTTCGTATAACGCTGTATTTGGCGAACCAATGGGTTTAGTATACGAATTATTAAAAGTACATCTACAAGCGGCATAATCACGAATCGATTTCATATATGTAGAGGTGGTTTTTAGACCACCTCATTTGTAGTAAAAAACGTTACAAAATTTGATTTTAATTAATACTATAAATTGTCTTTCCAATATTCCAACAAACCAAAGCAATAATTTTATTTTATCGCTTCAGTAATTTTCTTAGTACATATTTTATAAAAAAAATTGAGATAGCACTATTGACTATCCCAACCGACTGGCTCTCCAGTCACACTTTTAGTTAAACCATACAAAGTTTGTATGCTTACATTATATCATAAGTTACTTTTCTTTATTATAGTTAATTGTGCTTATGCCTAATATAGTACCTAAAAATGTATCCACCGCAGCCATACAGTACACAACTAAATCAATATGTTCATACTCTAATTTACCTCCAATACCACCAACAAGGGTAGTCAGCGCTGGTAAAAATATTATAGCTATCCATTTAAGCACATCATACGTTTCATTTTTTAACTTCATAATTATTTCCTCCTTAGAAACTTACTTCTATCCTTCAAAAATTCATCGACCTTGTCTGCACTTACTAAATAATCACAATACCCAGTAATGCCGAAGTTTTCTCCATCAATCTTTCCAGTTTTATCACCAATCCCGATTATCGTGTCCTTGCTGCGTTTCATCTTTCCGAAATCCATGTTTAACTCAGCAGGAACCAAAACAGCCCTGTGTTGTTTAGCAATCTTTACAGCTTTATCGTAATCCCTATCTTCATAAGTAACCACTGTCTGCTTGATCTCGTCTAACAGTTTTTCTTCTTCCATCTTTGATAATCCTTTCACTTCTGCTTTTGGTTTTTTATAACCATTCAATCCCAACTTCTTCATCAGTCCTGGATAATCAACAAAACACCAGTTTGTATCAACACCGCCCTCTCCAGTCGATGGTACACCTTTCCATTGACCTTTGTTAGTGTATTGGTGCATTCCGTATTTGCCGTTATAGTTTACATTCTTATTCCAATGTGCTATCCAAATGTCGTATTTTTTTATACGCTCCCAGTATAACCTACTGTCAAGAAATGCCTTGTTACTGTAAATACCTACATAATATCCTGCACGTTCAACCTCTGAACAGTATCTCACGGTGTAATTCGTTAATTGTGTGTTTGCGTAGCTACGTCCACTCAAACTAAAATCTTCAATGTCAAAGTACACAGGATATTCTAGTTGCTTACCCTTTAGTGCTTTTAAAGTCATATCGATTTCAGCACTTATGTTCAAATAACTTGCAACATACACTCCTACACCGATTCCAGCTTTCTTACACTCTCTGTAGTTGTATTCAAATGTTTTATCAACATATCCACCATTGTAACCGCTGCCAAGACGTAATATCGCAAATTGCACTCCGTCAGCCTTAGCTTTCTTCCAGTCTGGATATCCGTTATACTTTGATACATCCACACCTACAAGCTTCATAAATTCTCCTCCTAACCTATTAACTTTGGAAGTATAATTCCTAACATAAACGCAATAATTGACGATACAATCGCCATTACCACTTTATCCTTATATGCTTCCGATTTTTGAATTGGCTTGATGTAATGATCTTCTTCACGTTTTCTTACCAAATCCCTTAAATCGCTTTTAATCTCAATGGTATTTGTATTAATATTACTAATATTTTGCTCAACCACGATAAGCCTTCTGTCAATAGTGTCATAGTTTTTTTCTATTTCTTCAATTTTTACGCACATTTCTCTTATGTTATCATCGTGAGTATCTACTATGCTCTCAAGCTTTGTTACCTTGTTGTTTATATCATCCATGCTGCCTCCTAAATTATTATGCTTGCTTTTTCATCTACCTCATAAATCTTGATATCGTAGTAATTGTAGTCAGTATTTTTAATTTTAATGTCACAATTTTTTGTAATTCTGAAAACACTATTGTTTTTCACAGTGTTATATGATCCACTAACCACGATTGAATATTCGTTGTCTGGTTTACTCGTCACAAACTTATAGTTTTTGTTTGGATTGACCTTAGACCAGCCATTAACACTAATATCATAACTTGACCTTCCAGTATCCGAATACACCAAAGTATCCGACTTTTTCTCCCACACAACATCAATCCCTTGTGTGACCTTTACTACTTGCTTACTACCTATCTTGATATCCTTAAAATCTTTGCTCACAAACTTAATCATAAGCAATCATAGGGTATTACATAACTTGTACTACCCCCCCCGTGTAAATGTGTAAATTTCAACGTTTGTTACTCCTTTATTTGTATGTTACCGTGATTTGAGTTCCCGCTGGAATCCAATCATTAGTACCTAATAATTCATCAAAAGATTTTGAAAATTTTAAATACGGTACACTATTAGTAATGCCATCCACCACTTCTCCTAAATCTCCAATTTTAACAGAGATTATTTGTTTGTCTTTCAATTCTGACTGGTTAGCTCTTGGTACTATAAACATATTCGCGTATGGAGATATTTGGCTATTTGTAGTCCATGATATAGTTTTAATCGACAATTTCTCCCAAACAACATCAATGCCCCTCATAACCTTTGAAATATCCTTATTTCCAACCGATTTTGGTATTTTGCTAATCATCTTCCTACTCCGTTATAAAATAAATTGTGCTGCCGTCTTTGGAATATATACTATCGTATTGACTTTGAGTACCAGTCCAGAACTTCAAATATCCACCACTAGATACTGTTACTCTATCCGTAGAAATGTTACTAACCCTGTTATTTAAAGTCTGCACATCTTTTTTAAGAATATTCACATCGCTTGATACATCAGTACAATCCGTAGCTATTTTTTCAAGGCGTTCGTCAAGTTTAACAGTCAACTCTACACAGTCGCCCTTGTCTCCTTTAGCACCTGTATAACCTCTCGGTCCTTGTGGCCCTTGTTCTCCTTTATCACCCTTGAACCCTTGAGCGCCTTGAAGTCCACGATCTCCTTTTGGTCCTTGTGGACCTGGATCACCTTTGGCACCAGTATCGCCCTTTGGTCCTGGAGGTCCTTGTGGTCCGGTTAATCCAGTTGCACCAGCTTTTCCTGGAGGTCCTTGCGGTCCTGTTGGTCCTGGATCACCTTTAATACCTTGGTCTCCCTTGTCTCCTTTAGGTCCAGTCTCGCCTTTTAGTCCTTGAACACCTTGTGGACCCTGGTCGCCTTTGTCTCCTTTAAGCCCACGCTCACCACGTGCGCCATCGGCTCCAGGTTCCCCTTGGTCTCCCTTTTCGCCTTTTACATTTCCTAAGTCCGTCCACTTACTAGAAGCGTATACATACAAATGACCACTTACGAAGTAGCAATCGCCATCTGCTGATGTCTTCGGAAGTTCAGATGAGCTGTTTTTCACACCAAGCACCTTGATGCCTGTTCCATGGTCGCCCTTTTCTCCTTGGTCTCCTTTTTGTCCAGGTTCTCCTCTGTCTCCTTTTGGTCCACGTTCACCAGTAGGTCCTTGGATACCTTGAATACCTTGTTCGCCTTTTGGACCAGTTGCTCCAGCAGGTCCAGTCTCTCCTTTTTCTCCAGGCTCTCCCTTTACACCTTGAGGTCCAGGAACACCTTGTATCCCTTGCTTTCCTTGTGGTCCAGTTTCGCCCACTTTCCCTTGAATACCTTGAATTCCTTGGTCTCCTTTTTCGCCCTTTTCTCCACGAAACGCGTAAGGAAGTTGACTATAAGTACGCACTCCATCTCCAACCTTAGCAAGCATCGTATCTGTTTCTATCGCCATTTCGCCTTTGAGAAGCACAACGTCCTTTTCAAGTAGTTTGTCCTTTGTGTCTCTTTCGAAGAGATATCTTCCTAATTTAATAATGCTCATAATATCCACCTAAGAAAAAGAGCCTATAAACTAGGCTCTTCGTGTGTTTCTTTGTTTTCTTCAGTTAATTCTTTAAGCACTTCTTCAACTGAATTTCTCAAATTAAAAAAAGTCGGACATTGTTGAATTGTGTAAGTTCCTGCCATAATCAACGATACCCAAACTTTTACTAACGCGCTATTCTTATTTAATTTAAACATTATTTATCCCCCTTTTCTTCTTCTTTCAATACTTCTTCAACTGCATTTCTCAAATTAAAAAATGTAGGACAATCCTCAATTCTTTTTTCTCCTTGAATTATCAGATTAACCCACACTCTAACCAACGCACTATTTTTGTCTAATTTAAGCATTATTATCCATTCCTCCCATTCCTGGTAACATCATCATCAACTCAGCAATTGCTTTTTGAGTTTCCATAACAGCATCGCTCACTAACACACTCATCTCAGCCGATACGCTTTGATTTTCATACTTTATATCTTCCATTACTTTCAACACATAAGCGTACTTTTCATCTGCTTTGTCAAATTGTTTCAGCTCGTTTTCTTTTTGAATTTCACTAACATTTTTTGGATTAAATAAAATCATTATTCAAAAGCACCTCCGATTCCTGTGATGTACGAATTTGTTTTCGCAGCTTTTCTTTCTATCATCAATCTGATATTTACTCCCCATTTCAAAGCAGTTTTTTTAGTATTTTGGAAAACATAAGCCTTGCTCAAATCGACCATACCAGTCGCATCCTCCCAAGTTGGATTTTCGTCAAATCCGTTATTACACACTTCTACTCTGTATTCTGCACCTTTAGCAACACTCCATCCTGGTGTAACTAGCACTTTTTTACTTTGAACATCAGTTGCGAACGGCTCTTTTAACATCATAATCAACGTTTGTACGTCCCTTGAGAATGTTATTATTCTCTCACTTTTTGAACCTTGACTGTCTACTGCTACAATTTTAAAAGTATGCTTACCAGGTTCTAGCTTTATCATGTCCATTCCGTCAATCACGGTCGCATATTTCTTGCCGTCTACTGCTTCAGTTTGTTTACTCAAAAGCTTATTGTCCAAATATGTGGAGTAGTATATTTTGTCTTTTTCAACGTCACTAATTGAGAATACATACTCAAATTTGTCCTTGACAACTCCCATATGCTTGTCATTTCCACTGATTGTAGGTGCTAAGTTATTTCTAGTGAAATAATATCTTCTAAAAGCAGTGGCTCCACGGCTATCAGTTGCTGCAATTTCAATTGTGTTTCTATCGCCTACACTTAGGCTCTTGATGTCACTTTCTGATATATTTATGCTTATTTCAGTGTCTTTTTGAACGTTTGATAATGTCCTTCTTATACTGCCATTTAGCTTTTCAACAACTGTCACGCTGTCGTTATCATCATCGTGTATCGTGTACTTCACACTAAAAGCAGAACGCTTTTCTCCCAAATTTGTATCATATCCACTGATTGTTGGTGCTTTATTTGACTTAGTAAAAGTGTATGTTCTTGTATCAGTTCCACCGTACTTGTCTTTTGCGATAATAGTTACAGTGTGTCTACCAAACGACAATGGCTTAGTATCCACAGTAAAAGTCTTTCTGAACCCAGTTGATACTGCACTCTCAGTTTTGACAACATTATCATTTACTTTTATTGTCACTGAGATATTGTCGTCATCATCTTCATCTTCCACGATGTATGAGATGTCAAACGGATTGTTTTTCGTTCCAAGGTCTGAATCATTCCCGTTGATACGTGGTGCGTGTGGTACGTATACGCTCACAGTTGAGCTGTACACTCTGTCAGAAGTTTCTCCTTCCTCATCGAATGCTTCCACAGAAAATCTTAAATCGTAAGGACTAGTAACACCGTTCACTCTGTAAGTATAGCTTGTATTACGTCCAGTGTATATGAGTTCAGGATTTCCTGAACTGTAGTAAGATTCTTTAGTTACATATAGCCTGTATCCTTCCAGGTTTCCATCACTATCCATGGCGCCTCTCCACGACACAGTAACACTGTCGGAGTAGCCATTTAGTCTGCTTTTACTTACACTAAGATAATCGCTTAGCACTGGTGGTTCGTTAGCCTTTCTGCCCCTAACATACCAGTATCCATCTTTTTCTCCGTCGTCAGGGTAATATCCATCTTCGGCTACCACTTCTTCGATGTAGTCTCCTCTTATTGGGTCTAAAGCTCGACTTGAATATAATGTTTCGGAATACCATATTTCTCCTGATGAGAAGGCATACAATCGATGTATTGCGTGAGCACTACCTTCAGTTGAATATTGATAAATTTCTTTACTTGATTCTCTAAAGCTAGGTTTTATAAGCCCTTTTAAAGTAAATTCCCCTGTAGATGTATTGAAATAATAATCTTCGTAGCAATCCTTACTGCTATCATATTGTACGCTACTCTTTTTCGTTGCTTTTATTTCGTGATAATCTGAACGCACCATTTCAACTTTATATTTGCTGTAATAATACTTCATTATACAACTCCTCTCGCATTAACTTCATCGTAATATCCTTCAACAATCACAATATCAGTGCCGATGTTTTTCGCATTAGCATAGAACATGTTGTGCGCCATGTTGTTTTGGTTTTGTCTCAACATCGTAGCCATTTGTAGTTGCATCGCAGTCATTTTTTCGTGCAACTCTTTTAGTTTTCCGTGTAGCATAAAAATTCCATAGTCCATATATCCTAAGTTTTCTGCGTTTACTGCTGTACCTTCTTGGAATATATTTCCATCGAATCTTTCATGCTTTACGATTTCGTGTCCGTCTTTGTCTTTTTTAAGAATTATCTCTTTTTTAGTATCTCCAAATTCGGGTATGTGGTCTTTCCATTTAATCAAATCATACTCGTATTCGTCGTATCCTTTGAGCAATTCCTCTTCTTTTTTCGTGTAGTAGTCATTTAAGTTAAAACTTCTCATTCTCTAACTCCTTCAATATCAAAAATAGTGTTTGGCTTGATATCCTCAACTTCTTGTATCCTTACATAAAAAGTACATACAACACCAAAAGTATTATTTTTCTTTATGTCCCTTGGCTTAGAAATAATCACCTTGTTATCCTCGCCTAATAGCTTGATATCAGTGATTTCTCCCTTACCGTTTCCCATATTTACGTAAACTTTCAATACATTTTCTTCACAGTCAATCCTCAATATGTTGACCTCTGTATCCTTTCCGTCCAGCGTTACTGCTGCTTTTTCAATCCTATTTTTGATATACTCTGTTAATTCATTTATGAATTCTTTAGCTATCATTAATCATCCTCCGTAAACTCGTATACATCGCCACTTGTCAAATCTTGTTGGAATACAATATCCGTGCTTTCGCCACACATTCTAGTGCCAGCAGACGGAACGACGTATTCGTAATCGCTTGTATTTTCTGCTGTATCCACACCGATACTAACCTCAACAGTCTCTCCAACATATCGGTCGCGGTATACAGTCGCGCATTTTCTCTCACCGCATAACACGTAATCATATGATAAATCCGCGTATTTCGTGATTAAATCAAGTGATGAAGTGAATACAGTGTGAATCAAAAAGTTAAGATGCGCAGGTTTGATTTCCTCAATATCACTTATAACGTGTCTATCCAGCAAGTTATTAAAAACTTTGAGTATGAAGTTATATTTTTCATACTCGGGAACAAACCTCGCGTAAAATCCGTAACTGTCGCACAAGTCAATTATTGTTTTGATATTGCACACCTTAGTTCCGTTCATTTTCGTGATTATTCGCTGTATTCTTTTCTCAACACTCAGATTATGTGGAAGTCCGTATTGATCCTCTAACCTTCTCAGTATCGGTTCAGGATTTTTCAAAAACTTCAATCCACTCACAAAAAGTGCATTTTCAAAATCGCCTAATCTATCGTCAATCCTATCAAACTCTTTATCCTCAGCTATGAATAAATCGTTCATATCCGATATTTGATTCAAATACTTCGGCAATCTTCTTGAAAACCTAGTTTCCATCATGAAATAACCACCTCGCCAAGCTTCAGAATTTCCTCATCCTCGACTATAATGTTGTCCGATGTGTCGTTGATATTCAAGCTTACAATCTCCTCAACACCTTCGATATTCCACAAAATATCGATAGCTCTTGCAACTGTTAGCTTAGTGTCCTTGTATGCAATATCACTTAGATATTTCTTCATATTTGCTTTAAAAGCTTCCACAATTCCACTTAGCTCGTAATCTTTTAGCAAGTTTATCTTTGCTTTTATGTTGATTACCTTTGCTTTTGCTGTATCCACAGTGAGTGTTGCTCCAATTGGTGCTAATGCTTCTCCCGTGTCGTTTGCGTTGCCGTCGATATGTTCTTTTACCTTGTCAATAAGCTCTTTTGTTGCTATGTCGTTGTTGCTATCTAGGATTGATACCTTTACAGTTCCGTTACCTTTCCATAGCGGAAATACCTTAACTCTGCCAACACCTTCGACCTCCATAGCCCAATGCATATAATGGTATTTGTTTCCACTTGATCCAGGATAGCGCATTCGAAGAAGTGTCCTTTCCCTTAAATGCTCGTCGTCTTCAATTTCACTTCCACCACTAGCACCGCCAAAAATTACTCTTGTAACTCCGTCAATCTTGAAATCCACATTGTCAGTCTTTCCAACATTAACGTTAACTCCAGTATTTAGCGACTTCACAGGAATAACAACTGAATCCTTTGTTATAGTCGCCATTTCAGTAGTCTTGAAATCTACGCCATTTGCAGTGATCACAGTGCCGTAATTGATTACAGTACCTAATTTGCCGTAGAATGTCGCAACACCAGTCGCATAAGTCGCACCTTTACGCTCAATACCGACCTCTTTAGCCTTCTTGTCCAGATACTCGCCCTCGGCAGTCTCCACGAAGTGCATATCGTTAAGCCAATCCGCGTAATCGTAATACTTTGCAATCTCTTTCGCCACCGCTTGGATATTATCCGCAGCAAAAGAACCCTCAACTTTGTTTGGAGGATTCTTCAAGTCGTCTTTCATTCTTTTAGCTATTTCTAGCCAATTAATATCTTCTAGTTTTATTCTATTCGTACCTGACATGATACCCTCACAATCTCATCACTGAATACAGTTGTGTAGTAAACATCCACGTTCAAGCCACTTTTCAAGCTTGTCATGTCAATCTTATTGATAGACACCATAAAAGGATGCACCATCACAGCTTCGGTGATGTATCTTCTAATTTCTGATTCCTTAAACTTCGATGAAATAACTTCGCCAATCAAACTATAGATTTCAGTACCAAATTTGTCCGTATACGCACTATGTCTGAATCTATTAGTAATCATTGCCTTATATATCCATATCTTCATAGCTTCATTGCCGTATACGTAATAGTGCTTTCCATCTTTCGTTTTTAGCTCGTTATTCTCGAAATCATAAGCATATTCGCAAAATCCCTCACGCTCCAAAATTTCTTCATCTTCGTCCACACTCTCAACATAAGTCATAGACACTGGTAAAATAGCCATATCCTACCCCCTATGCGTAGGTGAGTGCAATTCTTTTTCCTCACCTATTTTTATAAGTCGTCCATGGACAATAAAAGAATCGCCACGATCAGTAACATCAATTAAATCTCCTACAAGAAATCTTTTTTCGTACTGATCAGGTTCGAGCTCCAAATCACCGATATCCACAAAAGCTTTACCTTGATTAGTCGCGCTTGTTAAATGTGGATTATCGTCTTGTGTTTCAACTTTGATTTCCTCTGTCTGCTTGATTCTATCCACAGCAGGAAGATAAATTGTAAAATCTTTTGAGGAGTATTCAACGTCATTAATACTAAAAGCAAAAGGCTTAATACTTGTCACAATGCCGATTTCTGTAGCATCTTTTTTACCCTTTAAATCTTTTATGTCTCTCATCATTCCATCCATTACTTTTTGCTGCTCTCTCCCTTCTTATCCATTTCCAACTCACTTGTAAGCTTCAAATCCACAGTATGAACAGCATCATCAAGCTTGTGGCTATCAGATTCGATGTAGAACTTTCCGCTTATTATCGACGATTTCAATTCTATTGATTTTCCAGCTACCATATCCCAGTCGCCGATGCAGCTAACCTCAATTTCTTGTTTAGCACCTTTCATCAATCCTGAAACACCAGTTGAATCGCCTTTCAATACTTTTTGTATTTTTCCAAATCGTCGTTGGCTCTTTGCATCTATGCTTGCTTTTTTCTTCTTGTCTTTCTTCTTGTCCTCAATCGCCTTAACTTCGTTTACAAGCTCATCCAAGCTTTCTTTGTATGACGTATCTAATAGCTTCCCAACCTTCGCTTCGTTAAGCTCTTCAAGAATAATCGGATGTTCCTTTCCTGCTTCGTAAACATTGATTTTTCCGTCAATATCAACAAGTTTATACTTCTTTCCAGTCTTTTCGCTATCTTTTGTGTACGCTGCCATAATTGCATCGTATCCAGTCAATCCTCTTAGGTTATATGAATATTTCCCAGTTTTCGCCAACTCACCTACCCTCAATCCAAGTGATCCAATGACATTTCTTGCCACATCGTCCGCGGATTTGTTTGCGAATGCTTGTGTCTTAGGTTCGTTTTTATTCAGATAAATTGACTTGTCATAGCAAGTAACATCGATAGCTACGTCGTTGTCCTTAGTTGACTTCGACCACACAACACCTTCAAAGAACTTTTTGCTGCCGCCTTCTTCAAAAACTTCAGTGCATGTGATTCTATCGCCAAGATTAAGATTATACGCTTCAAAAGACTTATCTACATCGGCACGCAATGCTTTAAACGTCAATGTTCTAGTCGATTCTTTTATCGACCCTGACACTTCAACATCGCCAACGTATTTTGAAATGTCCGTTGATGTTCCGCTTGAATCAGTCGCAATCATCTTAATAGTTATCATTTTTTGCTCCTTGGTGGAATCTTCAACTTAGTGCCTATTTGTAAACGTCTAGGATTTTTGATTCCGTTAAGCTTCGCAATTTCTCTCCATCTAGTTCCAGAACCTAAGTTCCTATCCGCCAAGTCCCAAAGTGTATCGCCTTTTTTAACCACATAGCTTGATACACTCTTCTTTTTCTCTGTTGGTCTTGATTTCAGTTGTCTTGATTTTGTAGCTTTTTTCGACCTTTCAACATTCAAATATGAGTATTCTCTCAAACTCAACGTGAACATAACATCGCCTGAACCGTCGCCGTCCGCGTGTCCATACTCAAACGATTCAATAGCCATCGCCAAGTTAATATCAGTGTCCATAATAGCTACCCTGATAGGCTTACCCGACAATCGCCATTTCTCAATTTTTTGTATGCACGCGTTCGGCTCAGGAAACTTTTTCGACAATAAAAAAGGATACTGCTTGGACGGGAATGTTGATGTTATCGTCAATTCCTTTAATTTCTTTCGTCCAATCGCAAGTACCTCTCCAGTGTTTATCGTGTTAAAAGTATAAGTATTATGAGGATTTCCCAGGCTATGCTCTTGAAGAGGCCACGGAAGCTCTAACACTTCCGACCTATTCTCAAAACTTAGCACTAATTGCTGCATTGTCATACAACTACCCCCAATCTCTTTAATTCATTAGATATAACACGTCCAACGTCTTTATTAGTCATATTAGCTCCATTAATGTTAATCACAATAGAACTACTATCAACTGACCTATCCACGTTACTAGAATTGTTGTTTTTAACTTCATTTCTGATAATTCTGTCCGTTTTTCCCGATGGATATATCTTGTCTCCACGTGCAAGTTGAATCATTTCCTCGCCACGTTCGTTTACTCTTGTAAGCCCACCTTGGAAGTACTCAGTACCAGTCGCATTGCCTTTCTTTCCACCGCCGAATAATCCTGCTATTTTTCCACCGATACCGCCCAAAGCACTAGCAATCTTCCCAGGAATATCGAAGAATGCTTTTATCGCAGAACCTATAGCACCGATTAATTCGTTGAATTTATCAGCAGTCCATTGCACAACGTCTTTTACCACGTTGAATGCGGTAGTTACAGCACCAACTATCAAATCTCCTAACGCTTGTAATATCGGTATAATTACACCACCTATAAAATCTACGATAGCCTGTATTACCGGCATTACTGTTTGGATTATCGTACTCATAGCATCGCTAACAGTTGGAATCAAAGTTCCAGTAACCCAACTTATTATGTCTGAAATTACAGGAATTACATTAGCTGCTATCCACTCAACGGCAGATTGAATGTAAGGACTTGCTGCCACAATGATGTCTGCAAAAGCTGTTAAACCTTGTGCTGCCAAGTCAATAGCAGTTGTCAATGCGTTTCCCTCGCCTTCTACCATGTCACCAAACAACGAACCCAGCGCATCCTTTAACGGTGCGAATGCCTCTGATAATTTATCAAATACAGTTGTGAATTTTTCTTTTAGTGGTCCCCAAACCTCAGCAATTTTGCTTGATACTTGGTCGAATGCACCTTTCATCTTCTCAAATACTGGCGATAAAAATTCACTAACCTTACCGAATGCACCTTTCAAAGTCTCAAATCCAGTAGTCGCAAAGTCTTTAACTTTGTCTCCGACATTCTTAAAAGTTGGAACCAAACCATTAAGCAACTTATTGACTTTAAGAAGTCCTGGAGTCATCAAACCGAATAAACCGCCTTGCTCTCCGTCTTCCTTATCGTTTCCACCTAGAAGTCCAGCTCCAAGTTTTGATAGTGCAGATTTGAAGTTGTCCTTAGCACCGCCCCAGGTTTTTGATACTTCCTCAGCAGCAGTACCAGATGCTTTTTTTATAGCGCTTCTGAACTCATCAAAAGATACGCCACCCTTTGATATTCTCTTGCTCATTTCATCTACAGATACTCCCGCATTTTCTGCTAATTTAGCCAACACAGGAAGTCCTCTATCTGATAACTGTCTCATTTCGTCTGCTTGCAGGTGTCCAGTAGTCTTAACCTTATTCATAATACTAGCTACTTCGTTGAAATCAGAACCAGTCGCAGCAGCTGCGTTTCCAACTTCCTTCAAGTATCCTTCAAGCTCTCCAGGTTTAATTCCAGCAGCGATAGCACCTGATGATGCTGTCATTGCATCTCCCATAGAATACTGAGTTCCAGTAACAGCAGCAGTCGCAGCCTTTGTGACTTGATTGACCTTTTTATTGTCGTATCCAAAACCTCTTAATCTAGCCTTAGCCGATTCAATGCTTGTAAGTCTGTTAAAACCTGCGCCAATCGTTGATTTCGCAACATTTGATAAAGCATTCAATCCCTTAGTGATAGCACCTGTAATCAAGTTACCACCAATGATGGATTTCATAATACTTCCACCGCCAAATCCACCGCCCGAATCATTGCCTTGATTTCTTCTAAAGCTTGATCCAAAAGAACTGAATTTGCTTCCGATGCTGCTAAATACATTCTTAAAACCACCGCCGATAGCCGATAATTTTTCTTTGAATCCGCCACCGAAGAACTTCATAAGATTTGACGATTTTTCGAAATCAACTCTAACTTTGTGCTTTTTACCAGTAAAAGCTGTTAGTTGCTTAGATAAGCTTTTTGCTTCTTTTCGTGCTTTTTTCAATGCGCTTACATCAGCTCTGAATTTAATAGTTTTATTCTTAAATCCGTTAATTTCATCTTTAATCTTGCTAAGTTTTCCGAACTCGCTTTTTACTGAGGATAAGTTACTTTTCATCTTATCCAGTACGCTTGTTTTAGCGCTAATATCGACCTTATATGAGCCTTTACTGATTGAGTTTAAGCTTTTTTGTAGATTATTTACTCTGTTTTTGATTTCTTCTGATCCAATCTCGCTGATATTGACTTTGTAACTTCTATCAAAAGCAGATTTGAGGGCAGAACCCATCGCGGCTGCTGTCCCTTTAATCCTCTTCATCGCTTCGCCCATCGCAGAAGTTGAACTTTCTATCCTTTTAGCTTTTTGTGAGTATTCGTCGACAAGGACTACCTTTTCTCTAATTGCCATTTTTTAGCCTCCATCTCGTAATGCGCATCAATTGCGCCCAACACAAGTAATTGTTCGTAAGTGTCTAGACTAAAGATATAATCAAAAGTGTGTCCTTTATCTAACATATAGGCAACGATTTGCATTTCTGCATCATTGCCCAACATTAGTTTTTTATCTTATCCACAACCTCGATGTTATCCTTGTCGAATCCCGCTTTTTCAATTAAAGTCTCAGCGATGCTTGTAATCTCGCCAATCATGAATATTTTATCCACGATTTCCACAGGTTCTTTACACTCAAATTCTTTCAATAACTCCTCATCTCTCAAATTCGGCTCAATACAACAAACGTGTATCAAATAATTGTTAGACAATGTTCGTTTTTTTCTGCTTTTTGCATAAGCTTCCGAATCCTCACAGTCTTCCAATGTTGGAAGTCTGAAAAGAAAAGTGCCCGTATCAGGCACTTCTATTTCAATTTCTTTGTTCTTTTTTTGATTAATGAGATCTCTTTTTTTAATTAATTCTTTCGCATTTAAAGCCATATTTAATCTCCTAGTAAATTCCTTCAGCAATATCCACGTCATTTGGAGTAAAACCAAACTCATACTCTTTTTCAACAACTTCAGATTTGTCAAAATTTGATAAAGGCAACTTAGTAATCCAACAGTTACCAATGTTGACACGTTCAATTTGTCCTCCTACTGCATCAGGGTCTTCAAGTGATACGGATGCCACAAAACGTGGATCACGACCAGCTTTCAATACATCCAAATACTTTTTAATACCTCTTGTATATACGTGTTTGATAGTAAAAGAACCACTACCAGCAAGCCCAGTAATTTTACTATCTAGGTTATTATTAACGTATACATCGCCTCTTTGTGCTTCGATTTCTGCGTTGAAGTTTTCAACTTCGAAAATCAATTCACCATCAATGTGAAGATTACCCCAAGCACCAGCGATTCTTCTATATCCTCTGTTTTGGCTTAAATCTGACATTTAATCCTCCTTATTATTCGTTCCAGAAATTAATATATAAATCTTCCATTGCATCCAAGATTGAAATTCTGCCATTCAAGAACACGTTAGCTCCCGTGTTAAATTCCTTGATTTGTTGGTCTGTCATTTCATCTACCTTAGCTCCACGTTTAACCGCATATCTATAACATGCTTCGAAGTCTATATCCACTCTGTTTTTGTCTGTATCTTCAAGAACTGAATTCTTCAATTCTGCGAAATACACTCTGTTGATTAAAGCTATAAATTGTTGCTTATTTGCATAAGTGTTAAGGATTTTACCTACGTAGTGGTTATTCCATGTTTCTCTAATGTCATCCTTAATCAAGTGCATAGCTTCAACGATTTTGATTTTTGAGAAATCTTCGCCTTTGTTAGCACTAGTTGTAACAAAAGAGTTAACACCTCTAGCAATCTTGTAATCCTCGCCATCAAATGTTAAGAATAACTTTCCTTCGTTAACCGCTTTGTCCTCATCTTCTGCAAAAAGTAATTCTGCATCAGTAAGTAGCGGCCAAGAGAAGTAAGTGAATGATCTAGTAAGCGGAAGTGCTGCAAGTTGTGCTGCAATCAAAGCCGTAAACTCTTGTCCAGTGTATTTTTGTCCATCGTAAGTCACGCTTGGTACAGCCCAGTTAATTACAGTTTCGCTATCTGCTGCAAAGTTAAATGCGACATATTTAATCGTTCTATCCTTTTGCTCCGCTTCGATTTTGTGCCATGTTTGAATAGCTTTTAAATCCTCTGCACTTGCGTTTGGCGATGCGTAATAGTTGAATTTAACAAGCTTTAATTTGTTTGTTACATCAGTAAGCGGATTTTTTTCTCCGTATACTTCCACAAGAACTTTCCTTGGTCCAGCTTCAAACGCTAACTTGATGTATTTTAAAACGTCATCGCTAAATGTTTTTCCTTCAGGTAAATCAAAAAGACTTGTGAATTTGTATGAGCCTTGTTCCTCAGGTTTCGTGCCTTTTATTAAAAGCAATACGATTCCTCGTTCACTTCTTTGGATGGCAGTAAGACCCATTGACTCAAAAGTAATTTTGATTTTTGGTAATCCCATTGTTCCCATTTTTTCCTCCTATAATTTGTAGTCGATGGATAATTTATCCATGTATTTCAAGCCCTCATCTTCATAGGCTTTTCGTTGTTTCTCATCTTTAAAATCAACATCTTTAACAAAATCTTGATTTTTCTTTTCTGTTTTTTCTTCTTTGTCCGAAATCAAATCCTTGACCTCATCAAGTTTGATTCCTGATGTGTCTTTGTTGAAATCTTTCATTTCTTTTCTGTCATTCAAATAGCTTGGATTAAATTCGTCCGCGAACTCAAACTTAACTAAGAAATGTAAGTCTTGGTCTATAAGCTTGTACTCTGGAGCTTGTAAACAGTGAATGTATCTTTTATCCCAAATTTGCTTATCTTTCGTGTAGTCGCGGACATACATTCCCATAGAAAAAGCGCTCATCAGTTTGTCACAAACTTCAAGCGCCTCTCCAACTTCATTTTTTTTCGCAAAATAAATGATATCCAAGTCTATTTTTTTGTTTATTATGTGTTTGCTATGCTGTGGTGTTGATATGCTCACCAATTCCACACTTAATGACGGAGTATCAAGCTTTTTTATCCTTTCCTTGTACACTTTCGCACCAGGAAATAATGCTCTCAACGTATCATTAATAGCAACAAATACATCTTTTACGCTAATCATTTAATCTCGACCTCGCAATCGCAATAGCTTCTTCAAGTGATTTTGGCAGTGATTCTTCAAGTCTGTTTGTGCCGTCTCTTAGCATGTAGTATCCACTAACGTAGTCTGCTTTCAATCTTTTACCGATAGCAGGAACAAATCTTCCAGGTTCTTGTCTATGTCCGTATTCAACGTAATCAGCGTATTCCAAGTTGTTTGACAAATCCATTTCAAAAATGAATCCACTTTTTTCAACACCTGCGAATACCCACGACCTTCGCAAATCTCCTGTATCAACTGGAGTGTTTGCTCTTACATCGTCTCGCCAATCCAAGCCCTCATCGTTCATCGCTTTCGATAATTCTTCATCAAATATGTGTGGCAAATCTTTCAGCTTCTTCAACGAATCATCTAGCCCTTTTATATCCACTCTGATAGCCATTACGCGTCACCTTTCCTCATAAGTGGTACTTCGATATGAGATTGATACACAACGCCCTCTCCTGCTCTAAATTCATACGTATTACCCAATACATCAGCGATTATCCAGTCGCCTGGTTTTATGTCAATCTCAGGTCTTGCAAATAAAATTGCTATATACTGAATTGCTTGAGTAGTGTCTGATATATTTTCCGTTGATCCAGAACTAAAAGAGACTGCGCATTGTATTTTTTCGTACACAACCTCATCCTTAAAGCTGTCAAATCCTAGCTCGTCAATTGTATGTCCAGCTCTCAAAACTTTTGCTGTGTGATAGTATGTTTGAGCTAAGATTTCAGCCTCATTTTCGAAAATAGGATTTGTCATAGTGATCTAATCTTTCTGTACTTGACTATATGATCAGCGTAGTTTCCCAAAAATTCGTCTATGTTTGCAAACGAAGGTGATCCAAGCTCGGTAACTCTTGCATTATCGCCGTATGAAATAGTCGTATCGCCACGCGTAACGCTTGACACTTTGCCAATCTTTCCTTCTGCTATGTCTTTAGCGACTTTGTCCTTGTAGTAGTTTGCTTGTGTGTATTCAGCCACCATTTTTATTACTATGAGCATAAGACCAGTTGGGAAATCTATCCTGTTGCAATAGCTAAGCACCTCTGCTTCGATAAGGTCAAAATTGAAGTCAAGTAAATCATCGCTAACCGCTTCATTGACCTCATCGCGCATAAGGAATCTAGCCTTTTGTTTCTTATCCATAGTCATCGCCTGCTAAGCGGTAGCTGTAGATGCTTTTAATTTTGCTTTTAAAATCGCTTTTTGGTTCTTCTCAGGAATGTATTTTCCGTATTTAGCAGCAGCTTGAATTGCAACACCTGCGAAGTCTAAGCTGTCCACAACTCTGTAAACTTCGATACCAACACCAACAACACCTACATTATCAGCTGCAAATACAACTTGTTCTCCTTTTTGGAAGTAGCTATCCGCTAATTCTTCAATAACAAAACCTTTGAATTTGTTTACAGTTCCATTGTCGATATTAGTATCTGAGTGTTTAGCAGTAGTCATCAATTTGTGTTCAACAAGTAAGTTGTAAACGTCTGAATTTACGTAAGCTACCCATTGAATGTCTCTTGATACGTGATTGTTGATAAATTCTTTGTGTGCATCCGCAAATAACTTTGAAATGCCTTCTTCAGTTAAATCTCCAGTAAGTGTTTTTGATGCGTTATCTGATAATGCCTTGCTCATCAACTTATTTAATTCTTCTGTCCAAGCTTCAGCGTGTAGTGCACTTCTTTCTGCAACTACTTGTTCAGCGTTGTCATTTACAGTGAATCTATCAATACCTTCGTGAATTGCAAGTGGTGCCTCATAAGGTACAGTCTTATCAATAGATTTGATTTCTTTTCTTTCACCAAATCTGTTTGAATTTGATGTTCCAGTACCAAATGCCACATTTGCACCAGTATTGTATTGTTGGATTGTTACGTCCGTATCTGACACCTTTAATTTTAAAAATGTTTCATTTTCTGTTATTCCGTCTTTCGCTTGTACATTTCCGCCAAACGTTCTTAAGAAATGTTGTTTTTTCTTGAAAACTTCTTGAAATAAACCTGCGTATTGACTTGTATAAATCTTAATAGCCATTTGTTTTTTCTCCTTTTATTTGTATTTTTCTTTTAATCTTTCGAACACATCTTGTGATTCTTGTCCAGGATTAGCCTTTGGTGGCTCTCCCTTTAATTTTTCTTTTACTGCTTCAGATAAAGCCTTGTCCCATGCACCCTTAAAAGATTTGATATTTGCAAGTGAACTATCAGCATCTTCACCGATTAAAAAGCTTGAAAAACTCTCATTCAATCCTTGTTCATTCAAGTCTTTCTTAACTTGTAACTCCAATCTGTCGCGTTCGAATTGCTTTCTTTCTGTTTCAAAATCTTGTTTTTGTTTTTCAAACTCCTCTTTTGCTCTGTCTTCTGCACTCATTTTCGCTAATCTAGCAGCTTCATCTTTTTCTTTTTTTAACTTATCCTTATAGTCGGATTCCCATTTTGCCTTAGCTGTTTTAAGCGCTTCTGTAACCCTCTTGTCTGCTTCTGATTGAAGTTGTTTATCAAATTCTTCTTGTGTGTACGTTACTTGTTCTTGTTGTTCGCTTTCTTGTGTTTCTTGTTGTTCTGTTTCTTCGTCTGCAAACAACTGCAAATCCATCGGAATCAGACCCTTTAAGTTAATTTCTTCCCTTGAAGTTTCTTTCATCTTTTATCATCCTTTCCGCTCTTTCTGAGCAATAAAATAAGACCTTTTAAAGTCGTGTCCAGGACTGTGGCGGAGTATGTAGGAATCGAACCTACGCAGCATTACTGCCCTAGTTGTTTAGCAAACAACCCTCTTAACCTCTTGAGTAATACTCCAAATAAAAAATCGCACGATTAACGCACGATTAATTGTTGATATTTAGTTGTTTTGTGTGGATTTTCACACGATTAATTCACGATTATTGCAATAAAAAAGCACATCTAACGTTCGTTTTTGTTAGTTGTGCTAATTCTTATTCTTATCCTTATTCTTATTCTTATTCCTTAAATGTTCGAAAAACTCTTTATTTTTCTTTTCAGCAAATTCTCTTGCTTTTCTTCTGTCTTCTTCTGATACTTCAATGTGACCAACAGTTTCTCCCTTAAATGGTGCTGTAAACCTATTTGTCAATAATTCACGCTCTTGCTCCTTTGTTATTTTTTTTCTGGTCATCTTACACTTCCTCTAATACTATCCAATTATAAATCTTATTCCTACCTTTTTCTTTAACTATAAATTCAGAATTCCTTTTATACAAAACTTCTTGCTCATCAAGTCCTATACTCGATATATCTTTACCCATTTTTGAGTTATTTATATAAATTCTTACATTTGCCATATCGTTATAAGAATCTGACTTTGTAGTTGATATATATGACCTATATTTTTTTATACTTCCGACTTCATGACTTTTTATAAATTCATCCAGAGACTTTTTATCCACAAAATATAAATCTCTAACTAAATCACCTTCATAATTAGGCATTTTATTTAATGCTGAGTCAAGATTTCTTATGAGTTTTTTATCATGATTAGTAAGCTTACTATTATTATACAACTTTTCATTAATTTTGTAACTTTCAGAAGATTTATAACTGATTATTGCTCTTTTTTCGTTTTGTGTCAGCGCTTCGTAAGTATTTTCTTTGTAATCAGAATCTACCCATTTTTTCCATTCATCGTATTTCATTCCAAGTGGTACTTCGATATTGTTTCCGTCCTTATCCCTTGCAGTCCTAGTATTTTTTTCGTAGTTTTCTGGCTTGTATCTAATTGTCAGACTTCGGCATCTTGGATGCATTGGTGGATAATTTTTCCCTGGTGTTGCTTCGTCTACTTTGAAATGTTTACCATCAAGCTTTCTACACACCTCTGATGTCTTAGTATCAAGTGTTGCTACAAACTCGTACTCTTTTATATCTAGTTTTGTGTATACTTCCTTATCCGCTTGGCTTTTAACAAATGCAGTTTCAGTGTGAATTAAGGTTTTTAATGCATTTCTATAATCTTGGCCAAACTCTTTAGTTACTTCTCTGGTTAAAGACTCAACGCTTTTACCTTCAATGATGTTTCTTGCAACTAACTCTTTAACCTTATTAGCTATATTGAATTGTCTTTTCCAAATTCTCTTTGAATAGTTTGAACCACTCCAAGGAATCTCCAATATCTTTTTTATAGCCTCTTTTGATATAGCTACATCGTGTTTTTGCATAAGCTCCAGGGCTTTTAGGTTTTTGTCTTTGTAGAAGTCATACATCGTATGATAATAACTATTTTCAAAAGCATTCATTAAATGCTTAGTCGCTGTTTTTTCTTGTTCTTGTGCTAAAATCGTCGCATTTGCAATTATCTCTGCTTGTAAGCACTCCAGACGATTAATTCTACTTCGCATTGCCAATACGTTTAATTCTAATTCTAACGGCTCATCTCCCTCTTCAATTCGTTTAAGGTATTCTTCCATGCTCATACGCCATTGTTTGTATTCATCGCCTTGTATGAGCCTCATAGCAGTATTCATACTAACTTGATTATCCTTTGCAAACTTGCCGTACAGCTTTTCAATCGACGTGTTGATGTTGAATATTGATTTGTCATAAACAAACTTCAACTCTTTTATAACTTCATCTGAGTTTTTCAGTAAGTCTATCAGCTCTTCGGCTGACCTCTTTTCCCAATATGCTTTACTTTTCATCTTCTTCAGCTACTTTGTTTGACTTGAACAAGCTTTCAAGTTTTGTGTAATCCTCTTCGCTTTTGTCTTGTTCTTCTTTTTCTTTCTTTTCCATTTCATCTGCTGGGCTATCAATAAAAGGTAATAGTGACAACCTTGTTTCAGTCGATACATCGTTGCTTAAATTTTGTACTATTTGAGTAAGTTCCAAAATATTTTGAGGCAAGCTATCAGAAAATTGCATTTGAATTTGATTTCTTATAACCTCGGTATTGTTTATGATATTTAAGTAAGATGCGATTAGATCCATTCGCTTAGAAAGTGACTCTCTGAAATACATTTCCTTAGTGTTTCTCAGTTCTTCAGCAGTCAAAAGCTTAAGCCTCAAAGACACACCTGGTAAATTAGTTCCGAAAGACTCATCAGCAAAATCAGGTGTAAATGAAAACTTATGAATGTCTTTATTGATTCTCAATTTAAAGTTTTCAACCCACGTGTCATTTACATCCTTGGTTACCCACTTAGCATCTCCGTCTGAATCCAATAGCAGCACTCTTCTTTTTTTCATACCCTCTATGTCTTCATCATTAGTGTCTCCATAATTTACCAAAGCTAAGTATGCATCAGAAAATTGATCCATGTCATTAAGTGTATTTGATTGCTCACGGTTATACGCATCAATCAGTGTAATAACTTGTTCAAAGTCTCCCTGTAACTCTTTATTATTCTTGAATTGTATCAACGGAACAGCCCCGAACGGATGTGGCTTCACTTCTTCAAGTTTCAACACCCCACTACTAGACTCGTCAGTGTACAAATACATAGCCTTATCATCATAAAGATATACGTATGTAGTTTTTTTATTATCTGCTTTAGTAGAGTAATATCTAATCCCAAACTTAACTCTATCCTCAATTGACATATCATAAATTAAAAAAGCATTGTCAGGTTCTATTGCCTTGAATCTGACCTCCGCCTTATCATCTATCCACAATAGCTCGTAAGCCTCGCCTTTAATAGAACAAGTCTTTGCCAAGGTAAGATTTTCCTTGGCTTCGTTATTGCGATTACACACTTTTTGATACTCTTCTAAAAACTTATCGTCTTCATCTTCATCCATAGCTGTAGCAACATATTTAACTGATTGACCCATAAAAAATCCGGTATTAAAATCAGTAATGTACTTAGGGTATGGATTGACAAGCTTGTTATCCTTGTCCTTATCAGCAGCGCCGTTTTTAAGGATAGTGTGTTCGCCCAAATAATACTCTTGTAATTTTTTATATCTACTAATCAAAGCAGAATGTTTTTTAATATATTCCTGAATTTCTTTAGGATTTAGTTCGTCTTTAATAGTTCTAAACATAATCTTATAAGCCTAAGGCTTCTTTGCTCATAGACCTTACCCTCCTACTCTTTCTCCAAGATTCGATACCATACCTTAGTGCGGCAATAGCATCATCAAAAAAATTAACAGGTTCATCTAAATAAATAGAACGCCTGTCATCAAATTTCCACTTCCATTGCCCTAACTCTTTTATAGTGTTAGTACATGATGGATGGATATATATATTTCTTTCTTTCAGCCAGTTAATCTGATTATTGATATAAACATTAGGGCCACCTTTTTCTTTTTTAACTGCCAAAGCCCTATAACCAGCCTTTTTGAACATTTTAATTCTATCGGCTTCAGCCGAATCACAATACATCGTAATATTTTTAGGGAATTTCCCTTCGGCTAAACCGATTATTTCATCAGTTGTTTTTTCAAATAGATATAACTCTCTTAAGATATAAATGTCTTTATCTTTATAAGCTAAAAGCAATAAACAATTGGCGTGATTATATCCGAAGTCTTGGCCAATAGAAAGATACTCCCAATCATCAATATCCTGACTAATCTCTCTAACTTCCCAATTGTTGAGGATAACTCCGCCAACCTCTCCCCATTCTCCAAGGCCGTATATCCTGTATCCGTCTGGATCTCGTTCTTTTCTCATCATCATTCTTCGATGATACGCCTCATCTATAAAGCGATTATCTAAATAAGTAGATGAATTAGTAAAAATATCTGGATGCTTAACATCAAAATACTTAGCCTTAATCCAATGGGTAGCAGAGATGGGATTGAATGTCATTGTGATTTGATAATATAGATTAGAGTTTTCCAACTCTCCTCTCAAACGGTCGTCAAGGATATCAACATCGGCTTCTGCGAGTTCAGTAGCTTCTTCTATCCATATCCAAGTTAATTTACCGGTCTTAAAAGTGATTGACTTTACCTTTTCTCTTTGTTTATCGTCTTTCATACCTCGAAAGATTATGCGATTACCAGTCTTTAAAGACTCCATAGAAAGTGGACTTTGAGTAATCTTCCATGCTCTATCAGCGTGAGATCCAAACAACGAATAAATTGCTTTCTGTAACTCTGCAAATGTGGAATCCCTGTTTGACTCGTCCACTTTTCTTACTACAAGTAAATTAGCCCCCTTGTACCTTATGTCTGAAAGCTTTTTAATGTAATCAAGTGCGATATTAGTGGACTTTCCAGATCCAGCTGATCCTTTAAGAATCCTATATCTTTTCTTGCATTCATTGACGGGCTTAAATACAGGATTAAGACCAACCTTAACAGTCTTAGTCTCCATAATCGTCCTCAAATATAAGAGTCAAGTCACTAGATAAGTCAACTTTATCTGTCCAAGACCCGTATCTCTTACCTAATAATTCAGCCGCTTTTATTCTATCTTTAGCAGATACTTCAATATTTGTTATTCGTTGACCTTGTTCAGAGCCATCGCTAATTAAAGTTTGTTCAGTCTGTTCGCCTCTCATAATTGATGTCAAGAATTTAAGCACTTCGGATTGATTAGCTATTGCTTCTTGTTCAAGTTCTTTCAATCGTTCATCTATGTATTCCTTAATCGTAGGTTTTTGTAGGTTTTCTCTACCTGATACCTCATTTTTATATCCTGCTTTTAACGCTGCTTCGCTTGCGTTTCCACTGATGATATATTCATCAGCGAATTTTTTTTGTTTAATTGTAAGCTTTTTCATATCATCAGCCCCTTTTGTACCAAAAAAGCCGATACTTTATGTATCGACTTCATGGTTAAAAATTTAGAAAGGAGGTGAAATTAACAAGTTTAGTTATATTTGAATCTTCTTTCACCAATACTATTGTAGCACGGCAAAATCGCCCTAATCGCCCAATTTTTTATTTAGGTACTTATCGTGAATCTTTCTTGAATAACTTTCATGACAACTCCCAAGTTGCATACTAATATATCCCCAACTTTTACAATCAAAATATCTCATCTCGAATATCAACCTAACTTGTGAATCGTCAATATTATCAATAAACTTCTCAATCTCGCATTTTAAAGTATATGCTTCGGATTCCCTACTTCTAAGCCTCTTTAGTTCTTTACTAGGAATTATAGGTATTCCTGAAATACTAAAACTTCTTTCAGAATATGGATATTTACAACTAGATCCAGTTACAGAATCCTTTACAATGCTCTTATGCTCAAGTCTTTTAATTTTTTCTGTTAAATATTTAATCTCTTTTTTTAAAGAATTGTACTGATTTAAAGTTTGTCTATCCAATTCCTATCACCTCAAAACTTAACAAGATCTTTAATATCCAATCCCGTTTCTTCTTGAATTACATTGATCATATCTTCCAAACTCACATAACCATTTTTCAAGCACTCAACCTGTTCAGCAAACTCATACATAAAATCCTGTAATCTCTTTTTCCCAAATCCCCATTTATCCCTAAGAATTAAAAGAGACACAAAAATTACAACTCTTATAGCTTGTGTTCCCATTTCTTCTTTAAGTCCTTCGCGGTATTGCTCTACGCCCTTTCGGATTTCTTCTCTCAATTGGTCTTGGTTAAATGTGTATGTTGGTACCTTTTTCTTTATCCCTGCTTTTCGTCTTTGCGCTCTGTTCATTTTAAATCTCCTTTATAACAGTGATAAAAGTCTGCTTATATCCTCTGGTTTGTGTCCGTCATAAACAGGTGCTTTGTCTAGTTCTCTAATATCAAACAAATCCCAGTATTCTAAATTGTAGTGATAGCTGTATTGTCCTTTGGGTGTATTGATCCCAACTATAAAAGAATCGTCAAACATTGTTCCGTCATGATGTTTTTTTGATTTCCAACTTAAACTTGAATGATTTTTTAAAACCATATAACTTAATATCATTCTATGGTAGTATAGGTCTCCAAACGTATGCCACTTATCTGATATGTCTTTAGTTGAAAATCCTTGGTCTTTTCCTTGTAGGATTAATTCGTTTATTTTTCTTGTGAAGTCTTCTTGTGTTTCAAAATTCATTATTCTTCCACCTCAATTTTTAAATTTGAAATATATCCTACTTCTTTCCTTCCATCATTTATCAGTGTCAATTGATTAATTTCTTTTGTTACAAAATCCTGATATGCTTTCTCTACTGTTTGATGATACTCGCCATTCAATCTGTTTCTAATTTCTTCCATTTCTGATTGATTGAGTTCAACTTCCGCACTGTAATTAAAATTAACTCTTACTTTCATTCCATTTCTCCTTTAATTTTTCTAATTCTTGCTTTCAAGCTCTCTAATACATAATTCTGTACATTCTCTTTTCGTTTCAATGCTTCCATCACATCTTCGTCCCTTGTTCCTTGCGTGACTAGATGGTGTATAATCACTTTTTCTTTTTGTCCTTGTCTGTGTAGTCTCTTATTTGCTTGTGTGTACAGTTCGTAATTCCAGTTAAGCCCGAACCATATAACGTGATTTCCGCCTTGCTGTAAATTCAGTCCGTAAGCACTTGATGCAGGATGTGTTAATAACACGTTAATTTTTCCTGCATTCCAGTCTTTTTGGTCTTGTGGAGTTTCCAATTTCCTATAATTGATTTTTGCTTTTGTCAAGGCTTTTTGGATCCTATCCAAGTCGTGTTTGTAATTGTAGAACACTAAAGCTGATTTCCCATTCAATTGCTCAATCACTTCAAGAAATGCTTGTATTTTACAATCATGTATAACGTGATAATTGTGATCTTCGTCATAAACCGCGCCATTGGCCAACTGCAACAATTTATTAGAAAGTGCAGCGGCACTAGTTGCATCAATGTCATCTGCATTTTCAATTTCTAAGATCGCATCTCTTTCCATAGTCTCATAAGCTTTCTTGGATTTACTATCAAG